GTCCGAATTAGCGAAGGCTGGTGCAATCACTAAACCTGGGATGCAGCACTTCAAGGTAAAACTTAAAAAGGCTGCATTAACTTTAATCGGAATCAAATTGACGCGTCTCAGCGCTGTGGCAAACAGAATAGCCCCTGTGAGAATCCTTACATTCTTCATAAAACACGGGGACCCTAATAAAACTCTGTTACTAGGGAGATTGACTAATGTCATCTCAGCTGGGATAGAGGTATCCTCTACAACGTCATCACATGCGTCCTCAACCTCTACATGAGGTTGATCCGCAAACACGGGTTCAGGAATTTCTTCCTCTACAGTTTCAGCTCGATTAACTACTAAAACTGGACTTTCGATTTGATTGGTGTTCGACACTGTTGCCGAACTACGCAATGGGCTGCTGTGCAGGTATCTGCAGCCACTAACGGAGCACATACCTGTGTTCGCATACGAGCGACACACTGCAGTGCTGGGGCTTGGCCCCGATTTGGATTTAAGGCAATTACCTACAGTTCCGTGGATACGTTTATTATCCGACTCTTTTTTGGCTCTTTTCCTAGAGTCATTCCCGCTTTTGCCAGAACTACTACTGGACTTTGTCTCATACTTCTCCTGTTTCCCACCTCCTTGCATTGTTTGTTGACTCGTTTTGTTGACTTTATGGCATACAAAAACGAGAGGAACAAACAACGCAAAACTTTAGTTTTTGCGTTAGTTTTTGGTTCCACGGCGCCTGGCAGCAGCGTTTCACGGTGAATTGCACAGAAGAACTTTATCTGTGGTCAAGACCAAGGAGCAAAAGCTCTACTATACTGGGTCGCCTCTCGTTTAAATTGAATTAGAATGGGGTATTTTTTGTCGACGTGACGGGTGATCCGCTGTTCCCTTATCGGCGAACAGACGAATTCCAAGCCACGGAAATTAGTTAGTTTAGGATTATAGACACATGGACATATATAATAACCACTTGAGTATCAGGTGACGCTTATGGACGAAAAGCAGTCCTTCAGAGGTGATTATTCTTTCGAGGATTAGTGCCTCGAGGTTTTGAAGATTCCAAATTCATGGACGGCGTATAGCCTACTTCTGCATGTTCAACATGCGGAGAGTGGTTGTAAGGACACACTTTCCTGGTTGCTATGTTTAAACTCTCTAGCCTGAGTCTACATGATAAGGTTTGCTCATTTTATACTCCAGAGCTTGAGCCAATGCTTATTTTGTTTCTGTTAAGGTTGTTAAAGTTCAACCAAGGTTATACGCGCTACGTGTGAATTATGTCGCTTACAGTGCGACACGGGTCTCTGCGTCAACACTGACACGGGAGAACTCCTTACGGAGGGCGGAACCGAAACTTAACTCCGATGAAGCGGCAGTCACTTGTGCAGATGATAAAGAGGCCATCATGCGATCAACTCCAACAGGATCACTATCAGCAGCCAACCTCATACCCTCCGTTGCCGGCCCAATAGTTTCAAAGTGAATGCCAATTTCGAAATGAAAGGATTCTCCAGCTTCACCGCTGAACATTATCAAGGTCATCGGAGTACCACACTGTACTCCATTAGCGTTAGTGTATGTGAACCCAGCGTTCATGACAACACCAGCTGCCCACGGGTATAGCGTTTCAAAAGTGGCTGAATTGACACCAGGATAATCTAATTCTGACTCCTTCACGGGATACAACGGAAACTCTTGTGGTGATCGGGTGACCGGTTTGATGATACACTCTTGCATACCTCCTAAACTACCGGTGGTTGCGCCACTATTGTTAATCTCAATAACAGATTGATGCGTGGGTGTAGTGTAGCAGTAATACAATCCAGAAAGATTCAAGTTTGTACCAGTGTACATGCACCTAACACCTCCACCAACAATACGTTGGGAGGCACCAGGATTAGCGGCTGAGGGTTGGTAAAAAGTGGTAGATCGGAATCGATTATTCAACATAGAGTAACCCTCTACACCAGGAGTCAAATTATTTGTCGAACTACAAAT